GTTGCAGCAAAAACATCCAACTTGTTATTTGTAAGAGCAACAGTACCTGTAGCATCTGGCAAAGTAATAGTGCGATCTGCTGTAGGGTTTGTTACTGTAAGAGTTGTCTCATTATTATCTGCAGATGAGCCTTCAAATACTACGCTTGAATCTGAAAGTGCAAGTCCTGAAACTACTGGGCTTGTAAGTGTCTTATTTGTAAGTGTCTGTGTGTTTGTTGTTCCAACTACCGCACCAGTTGCACCGTGTGCTTCTGTAAGGTTGCCATGAGTTGTAAGATCTGAGGAAGTAGCCTTAGCATCCAACTGAGTCTGGATTGCTGAAGTTACGCCATCTACGTAGTTAAGTTCTGTAGCGGTTGCAGTAAGTGATGTACCAGCAATTTGTAGAGTTGTAGCATTTACTTCTCCTGCTGCTCCATAAATAACTGCCTTACCATTTGCAACAGTCCCTGCTGATGATCCATCTACTAAGTTAAGTTCAGAAGCACTTGCAGTCAAATCCGAAACATTTGCTACTTGAACTGTAACTGTGTTGTTTGTATAAGAAATTGTTTTGTTGCTTAGTGTTTGTGTTGCATCATTAAGTGTTACAGTACCTGTAGCGTTTGGAAGTGTAATTGTACGATCTGCTGTTGGATCTACTACTTCAAGTGTTGTTTCGTATTCATCTGCTGTTGCACCTTCAAAAACAATGCTTGATTGGAATGTTCCAACGGCTGGGGCTGCTGCCCACTCAACACCATTAGTTGCTCCTGAGTTTGCTGTAAGGATATATCCATTAGTTCCTGCTGCAAGGCGGGTTACTGCATCTGCACCAGAGGCTACTAACAAATCACCTTTTGCGTCTACAAGGGCTTCTGTAAGAACATTCTTACCATTAACGGTTGCTGTTGATCCTTCAACAATTAAACCATTTTTTACCTTAAAATCTTTATTTACTGTTGCCATTTTTTATCTCCTTTTATGCCTTTAATCCTATACGTGCATAACGTACGGTTATAGGCGTTGTACCGACTACTGGAGTAACCGTTAAGGATACTGTATTTCCAGCGCGGGAGACGCTTATGGTGCCAATATTCCCATCGTTGTCTATAGTTCCATATTCACTAACGTTAACATTTGTACCGTCAATTAATATGGTAATCTCTGTGGCGTAATATTTATTATCGCCTCCAGAAGTCTTTTTAATAGAGACTAGGTATTTAACCATTCTCCATACTGTTGCGTCAAAATTATCAATTACTGTAGCACTTTCAATGCCGTTGATTGTTGATTCATTATTACCAGTAGTTCCTAAGTCTGTGGCTTGGGCTGATGTTGAGTCAATTAAATCTTCATAATCTTGTTGAGTAGGACGATCTCCTGTTTGAAACAAGGCTTTGACTGATGCTAATGATATTTTTGCCATAACTAGATTATAACATAATTATTTTAACAATTTTATAATTTTATAAAATATAGTTGCTTAAACCAATTATTTGTAGTGGAATTGGCGGTGCATTATTAGCGTCAAAGGCTATAATATCTATATCAGTTATTCTTACTCTAAATGGTAAAAATTCATTTATTGTTATCCCTCTGTCAATCTTTTCTTCAATAGAAACTTTAGGAAATGTGTGTTGATCAATTGATTTTAATATTGTTGTTTGTTTATCAAATATTGCAACAGAAGCCATTAACTTGTTACGTCTTCTAGAACAACCATTTGACCTCTAGCAACTGTCCAAACTCGTGTTGCATCAGATAGTTGAACATCAAAAACATCTCCAGTTTTTAATTGTGCTGACTGTACAGATGTTAATTTAACTGTAAATTCTCCATTTCCATCTCCCCCGTCTGGGGCAGGAGTTAATGTAAATACTGTACCAGCAGAATCCTGATCAAAATTATTTTCTACATCTGGTCGTCTAAATCTTGCAGCAATTGTCCAGTTGGCTATTACAAGTGGATTTTTAGCATCATCTGTAACATATATCCTAAATGCAACGGTATCGCCTTTTACAATTGTCCATTTTACTAATGGCGGGGCATCACCAATATCATAAACAGATTGTCCAGCACCTCTATAATTAGCCATATAAGAATTATAACATAATTACAAAAATATGTAAAAAGTTGACAAAAAACAAAACTTCATGTTATACTGGTAAGTAACACCATAAAAAATGGTGTTTTGTTTTCTAAGGAGGAAACTATGATTAAATTTATCGAAAGAAACAAAGAGGTCATTAGTATACTCGGCATACTGACTTTAGTAACGACATTGTCAAACGTTGCTAATGCTGAAACACGAATAAGTGACAAAAATAATTTGAGTATAGAACAGGCTCAGGAGCAGGAAAACGCCTCGAAAGAGGTTTTTTTGGTTTCTAAAGAAGAAAATAATAAAATTAACAAAAAATACAAATATGGAACACCCCTTGAAAAAAACGAACTAATTAAAATATTAAAGCAAGTAGGCTTTGAAGGATATTCACTAAAGGTTGCTTGGGCAACGGTAATGAAAGAATCTATGGGCACTCCTAACTCTTGGAATCCTAATAGACAGACTGGAGATAATTCTTATGGCCTATTTCAAATCAATATGCTTGGAGGACTGGGCGAAGAAAGAAGAAGCAAGTTTAATCTAAAGTCTAACGAAGATCTGTTTGATCCAGTTAGAAATGCAGAAATCGCTTATCATATGAGTAATGGTGGTGAAGATTGGTCTGCCTGGAAAGGCATTACCTGGAAAACTAAAGAGTGGATGGAAAGATATTAATTTTTAATATCTTGTATTATCTCTAAAAATCCTTCTGCCCAATGCATATGTCTATGAACTCCACTATGCCTTGCCTTTTTTGAATAATACTTTTCATCTTCTATGTCTGTTGATGTATCAAAATTTTTTGGATACAAATGTCTTAAATGTTCGTGTTTATTACATTCGTCTAAATATACATCAAGTCCATCATCACTTTTGTACCATCTATTAGACTTTAAATAAACAAAATTATTTGATACATTTTCTTGTTGTGTTATTAAGTCATACAAAAAACCACTCCACGTTGACCATAAAAATAAAATTTTTGCTTGTTTACAATACTGCTCTAACATTTTAATATATTGATATGAGTAAAAATATGGTAAATCTGGAGAAAAAACATCCTCAGAATAATGTGGTTTTTTAGAATATTTTTCTGATTCTTGATAAATTACGTGAGTTGAAGACAACATACTCTCTGGATGTACTGGAAAATAAGTATTTTTTGTTATTAATGTTTCAGTATTTACTGGAACCATAAATCTATAAAAATCTGGAAACAAACATAAAAGAATTTTTGGATGACCATATTCTTCAAAATATTTATATATATTATTTATAATTGCAACAACAGAGTCTCCTGGTTGACTTATATTTGAATACTTTACATTTAAGGCCCTTGCCACTTGACTGCCCCATATTTCTTTTTCTGGCAACCCTAACCCAAATGTAAAAGAACAGCCAGCAAAAACAAGTTCATTGTTTTCATTAAAATCTTTTCCTCTAAAGCCTACATTATTTATAATATATGAATTAGACTGGTCCAATAAAAATTCTGTTTGTTTATAATGTCCTGTCCATGGCAAACCATTTGGATACAAGCCTGGTTTTCTTTTATTTGTAATAATCCAATCATTTAAAAATAAATGTTTAACATTTTCATGATCAACTACATCATTTCCAATTAAACCTAAGTTATTTATAGTTTCTTTTATAGAGTTAGTATATGTATTTTTCATATTTTTTATCCCCTTTTTTAAATATTTTTTTAAATTTATAAAAATAATATTTAATTTTTATTAACATATTTATTTTTAATTTCATTTTCAAATATTTTGTATTTAGTTGGAATCCAAAAAGATGGTGTGGTATATCTTGTGCCCTTTTTTATCTCACGAACACCGTGTATATACATTGTGTTTGATGGGAAAAATACCAATGTGCCAGCACTAGGTTTAAAGTCTAAGTTATGATCTGGGAAGTAGATCTCTCCACCTTCGTAGTCATCGTTTAAATAGATAACAGCCCCATAGTCAACTATAAACGCTTCATTTGGATGTCCTTCTGGATCTTCTCCATCTGCATGTAGTGGTTGAAACTCTCCTGCGTCCCATCTTCTTATTCCAGCAGAATTGGTTTCAAGAGGTCTTCCAAAATAAAGTTCTATCTCTTGCTGTACTCTATCAATTGCTTTTTTTAGTATGGCATGGGCCTCTGGCTTTTCAAAAGCAAGATTGCTTGTTACTTTGTCTGGTATTCCAGCCATTGAATTAGAACCCCAAGAAATTGTATCGTCTATTGATGATAATACAATGTCTAAATCTTCCTTTGAAACAAAATTTTCTTTTATAACAATATTTTTTGTAGATCCTATTTTCATTTTTTCTCCTTAATTAGGTAACTCTGATTGCTCTGCTATTTCTTTTACTTTGTCAAAGTTTGATGCATCAACCATTGAAGATAAAACATAGCATATCCATTGATAAGATGACTTTTCGCAATACCCCTTTGACTGCATAATTTTAGCAATATCTTCTATAATTTCCATTACTTATACTCCAAAAATATATTAATTGCATATCTTGTTCCAGAATGAACCTGATGGGCTATGTGCATATATGGGTAGTTTGATGGAAATAATACCATAGAATTTTTTACTGGCTTAACTTTAATGTCAAAGTTACAAAATTCTATCTCACCACCCTCATAATCATCATTCAAGTATATAACGCAACTAGTAACTCTATTAGAAACATGCTTTGAGCCATCATCATAGTGCATTACATACTTTTCTCCAGGCTCGTATTTCAATGCCTCTATTGTAAAATATGTTAGTTCTGGAAGAAAATATAAATCACGATACGAACTTAAAGAACTATTCAGCGCCTCATCTATAATTTTAAAAATTTCTTTTTGCAACTCTTTATCTTGAAAGTATATGACTGAATTAGATCTATCTTCTGTTTTTACATTTAGTGGCCTTGTCCACTCATACTTATTAATTTCTTTAATTAATAAGTCTGAATTATTCAAAACATTATAGTAAAACTCTATTCCGTTTTTATTCATTTTTTTTCCTTATGTCTTTAGTATGCAACTTTATTTTTTTTACTTCGTGTGATCCAACAGAATTGCCAAATTGATCAGTAGCGCTTCGATAAAAATCAGAAAACTTTGGAATTTTATTATTTTCTAATATTACATTTCCATAGTCTGTTGCTTTTTTATGGTATTCATTAATATTATATGGATTATTATTTAAAGTAATTGTAGAATTTTGCAAATTTGTTAAAGATATTGGCAAAACAGAAATAATTGGAGAGTTTGCTTTAAACGTAATAACAGTATTTGGCCTTGTAATTTTCCAAGATACTGGTATAGGTTTTTGCCAAAAACTAGAACTAATTAAGTTTGTTAACGGAACTGCGCCATCAATGTCTAAATTTGGTGGACCAAAAAACAATAAACTAGTTTCTGGATTTGTTTCAAAAAACCAACCTATATTAAAAATTAGTGTTGCAGTTCCTCTGTTAGTGTCAACAAATTCTTTACCTTTTAAAACCGTTATGTGATTTCCTTCAGAAGAGTCGTTTCCATCCCAAACAACAGAAATATCTTTGGGAAATGAAAATCCCCATCCCATTTGATTTGTTAACGATAAAGGAAAACACCTGTATGCATGTTGATCAAATGTTTTATCCATCCAGTCTCTTTTTAAAGAAAGTTGTTCTATTCTTGCACCTGAACCTGGATTTATTTCATATGCATTGATTTCATACATTTATTGTTTTTGCCTTAGTGGAGAGTTTGCTCCGTGTACCCTATCATTATAGTCAAACATTGTTACTGCAGAATATTTTATTCCTTCTTTTACAGGCAAAGCAGCATGAGAATATAAAAAGTTTGATGGGAACAAAACAATATCTCCCTCTTCTGGAGTATAAGTATAGTTTATGTATGGGAAAAACAATTCTCCTCCAGTATAGTTGTCATTTAAATACATGACTGTAGAAACAGTACATACATAACTAAAACCATGATCTGAATGAACCTGAAAGTGTTGATCTTTTCCATATCTAACAAAATTAACTGCTTCTTGATACTCTAAATTTAAATTAAAAAGTGAAGAATAATGTTTTACACATTCCTGTAGTCGTTCATCTATGTCAAAGTATATTTTTCTTAAATCTGACATAGTTGCTCTTGGATTATTTACAAAATCATTTTTTCTTACCTTAAAGTCTACGCAATCTCTATAATCTTTTCTTGTTTCATAATCACCAACCTGTGCTTCGCTCCATTTAAAAAAATTATCGCCATGTTTTTCAATAACATCTTCAAGTCGCTGAACAAGATTTAAGTCTTTATTAAGCGCATTTTTATAAACGAATACAGCAGGCGCAGGATTTTCTATAGTGGCTGTTTCTATAAAGTTAGATAACATTTAATCTCCTTTTTTGGTCAATATATAGTATACTACATATATGGAAAATATGTATAAGGTACAACCTGGCTATTTTGGGGACTCTGTTGATAATATCATTGTTTTAGAAAATTTTATAAGTCCAGATGACTTAGATAAATTTTACCTTTACTCTAAATCAATAGAAAATTTTTTATCCATACCTGATGACAACTGGGACAATAGGGTTCATAGTTCAGAGTTATTTAAAAATAGTAATAAGACATTATTTCTTAAACTTTTAGAATATCAAAAAAAATTAAAAATAGAAATAGAAAAAAGATTTAACTTTGTTTTACAAGAAAATTCACCATCAATAGTTCTTTGGAGACCTGGGGATGATCAGCCTCCTCATGCAGACAAACAGGAGCAGGATGGTAATCCAAATTCTTATCCTGAAAATGATGTGGCATCCCTAATGTATATAAACGACAATTATGATGGTGGAGAAATATACTTTACTAACCAGGATATAACCATAAAGCCCAAGGCTGGTTCTGCAATATTTTTTCCTGGAGATATACATTATACTCATGGGGTAACAAAAGTATTAAATAACAACAGATATACATCGCCAGCATTTTGGCGTGTAAAAAACTTTAATTAAATATTATCCCTAACATCAAAAACCAACATATTTTCTGTAAAGAAATTATCATATGGTTCGCAATTGATTGAATAAACCGTATCTTCATATTCTATAATGTCGAACGCTTCTATTGGAACAAACTGTAACTCAGAGAAAGAGTATACAAAATATGAATCATCAATTTCTGATGTTTGTATAAATTTAACAACATCATCTTTTTTAGTTAAAATATAATGCGTTCCCGAATATGCATCTCCGTTAATTATATAAAGTGTACTGATAGGCCTTGAGGTAATAGAAACAACCTCTGTTTCTCTTAAGTTAGTTTCATTTAACAATAAATCTTCTCTACTCCAAGTTGTCCAATCAGAAACATTGTTGGTATCTAAATCCATAGCAACCAAAACGTCTCCCACTACAATATCTTTAGCGTCTTTTCTTCCATTAATGGTTATAACTCCAGTACTGCTTGCAATGGAATATTCTGAGTAGTCCACGAACCCTGGGAAAAATGGTGGTGCGAATGGTGGTGGGAATGGTGGTGGGGCAACGGCGAATGGTGGTGGGAATGGTGGTGGGAATGGTGGTGGGAACGGTGGTGGTGCTGGGGCTGTTGGAGTAACAGAATTACTTGCTGCAGATTCTAAAGATGTAGCAACACCATTTCCTAGTTTTACTTTAAATGTATAGGCTGTTCCATTTGACAAACCACTAACAGTTATTGGAGAAGTTGAAGATGTTCCTGTTATATCTGATGGAGTTGAAGTTGCAGTATAAGTTGTTCCAATTGGTTTGCCTAAATAGGCTGGTGCTGTAAATGGAACTGTTGCTGTTCCATCACCTTGTGTTGCAGTTCCAATTGTTGGAGTTCCTGGTTGTATTCCTCCACTACCTGAAGATATTGGTGGTAATGGCATTATGCACTCAGATCGCCAATTGCAATCCAAGTATTGGTTGCTCGTTTAATTAATGTACAAGATGAATACTGTGTTCTTAATTTTGCTGCATTTGAAGAAACTTGAGGTGTGCAATTTAGTGTAACTCCTGCAGTTACTACTACTGTTGTTGCTCCAGTTCCAGTTTGAATAATTGTAATTTGTGAACCAATTGCAAATGCTTGAGTTGCATTAAGTGGAATTGTAACTGTATTTGCAGTTGATGTTAAATTCATTTCAATAATTTTATATGCATCTGACAAAACCAATGCGTGATTTGCTGTTTTTTCTAAAATAGTAAAATCTAACGCAGATTTAGTATCTTGAACTGCTTTGACTGCAGTTGGTGTTGCTGCTTTAACTGATGAAGTCTCTGATGTTGAATCTGACAATTGAACAACTCCAGGTGTTGAAGTTGATGCTGCTGTAGGTGCAGCCCATTTAAGACCAAATGTGCCTTGTGTTGAGTCTGCAGTTAAAATATGTCCATCGCTACCA